GACCAGTTGCTCCGGTTGTTCCGTTTGTTCCGGTTGGACCAGTTGTTCCGATTGGACCAGTTGCTCCGGTTGTTCCGTTTGTTCCGGTTGGACCAGTTGTTCCGATTGGACCAGTTGCTCCGGGTGGTCCAGGTGGTCCTTTTAAAAAATGTCCAATCCCAAATTTATGACTACGGTCTCTTCCATTATTTAATTTCCAACTCATTATTCGCTAATATATAATTAGATTATTATTTTTTAAATAATAATTACGAATATTATAAATTGTTTATTTTTATAATTGTTTATTTTTATACATTGTTTATTTTTATAAACAATTTATAATATTACACTCTTATTTATCTAGCAATTAACAAATATTTACCAATCATTGTATCACTTGCCAATGCCTGCTTCGCGGATAATCGTGCAAACCATTGGAATGCCGTTCGTTTTAAAATTTCATCTGCTGGTATATATAACCCTTTCATAGAATTAGTCATTTCAATATAAGTATTACCAATTAACCTTTCAATTGTAACTGGTGCGTTATTTGTGTCTTTTATGCCTAATTCATTTGCAGGTATCATATTCATAGTTCCATCCATGATTTTTTCATTACACCAACGATTATATGACCCTACAAAATTACTTTCATCTGTATAATCACTCGAAACTAATGTTTCTAAGTAATTTATATATTCATTCATCATAAAACATTCTTTTTGACAACCCATCATTTTCGTATTTGGAAAATAATTTACTTGTTGCGATGTGCTATTTCTATCAACCATTTCTGCTACAAACATTTTACTATTCATTGTATAATCATCATACGTTTGTTTTAAACTTTCAAAACAAAGAAACGAATTCGGTACTAGAAAACCACCATAAGTATATAAAAGTTTAGATAATGCTAATTGCCTTATTTTTGTCCGTAAAGGGTCAGCAACCATATTCAATTTTGTTGCCCATCGTGGTATTATATTTGAAAAGGTATCATCATCAATTAAACAAATATTAAAATCATCACCACATTTATCAATGATTGATTTTATTGTTAAATACAGATAAGGTTGATTTAAACAATCCGTATTTCGTGACCCAAAACTTGGCCACCACCGCGAATTAATATCATAAACCATATGAATCCAAATAATGGGTTTTTTACTTTTTGCTAAAGAAGAATCATTTAATAAATATTTTTTAACTAATTCATATTGCTCTGTAGCATCATTATAATTATTCGTTTTTTTATATTTCTCATATAAGATGCCTGACCCAATAACTATAACAAGTGAATAAATATAATTATAATAGTTCATATATTATTACATCATATTTTTATGTATTACAAAACAAAAAAACAAATTTTAATTTAATTTTAAATTAATTTTACTTTAAGTAAGTTGTTTGAATCCACCCATCCAGTTGATATTCGCTTTTCGTGATTCTTCGTCTTGTTTTGCCAATTTAAATGCTCTATTTACATCATTTTTATTTTCAATATCATTGCGATTATTTAAATATTCTTTCGCTTGTGCGAATGAAAAAGGTGTGTTATTTTGAGAAGCATTATACCTTTGTAAATCGTCTACATTCCGAAATTTTTGTTTTTGATGATAATCTTCTTGTGTTACTGGTATCACGCTCTCAACATGTGCTTTCTTTAAATCTTGGTATTGTAAATTACTAAATAGCGAAGAAGAATAATTGTCGGGTTTATCCCTCGCTAAATCAAATTGACTGTTTCCAAATCCATAATTTTCAATATTTTCAATGTCTTTATGAACTACAATGCTTTTCACCTCTTTTTTTTTCAATTCAAATGTTTCATTCATTTGAGACATTGTTGTATTTCTAGAATCTATATCTTCTTCTGATTTTAACCAATCACCGTATCCATTTTCAGAATAATCATCTTTAATTTTATTTTGTTCAAACAATTCATTAAATATTTTATTAAAATTAGGTTTTTCTTTTAATTTATTTAATAATAATTCTTTTTCTTCATCTTTTTCAGGAATATAAGTAGTGGATTGTTTATCTGATTTATTTCTAAATTGATAAATTGAATAAATTACCTTATATGCAGAACTAAAAAAAAGAAAATATTCCTTTGGCATTTTTGATTTATCTGGATGAGTCATTAGCACCATTTTTTTAGATCGTTTCAAATCAGATTCATTAAAATTAAAATCTAATTTAAATAAATTTAATAAATCAGTTAATTCATAATTATCTATATTCATATCTAATTCATTGCTCATATTATATATTTGTTATTTTATACTTTAAATAAATATACTTTAAATATATAATAATTTTTTATTTTCAATTTATTATATGTTTAAATTTCCTACTTAAAGAAACTGTCATGAATTCCTCCCTATTCTAGGGCAAACAATCAGTGGAGATAATGAACATATTATTAAAGTCATCCAGAAATTAGCGAAGAGGTGTGTTATTGATAAAAAGTAGTTTATAATATTATATAATTTAAAATTGAAATTAATTAAATCACAATACATAAATATAAATATATTATATATATACCTAAAATGCATTTTTGTTCTCAATGTCATAATATGTATTATCTTAAAATTTCTGGAGATGATGTCAATAGTTTAATTTATTATTGCCGTAACTGTGGCAATGAAGATGATACACTAACTGCCAAGAATATTTGTGTTTCTTCAATTGAACTCAAAAGAAGCGAACAAAAATATACACATATCATTAATGAATATACAAAATACGATAATACCTTACCTAGAACAAATACTATTAAATGTCCTAATGTCGCATGCATTAGTAATAAAGAAGGAAATGAAGATAAACGAGAAGTTATTTATATTCGATATGATGATTTAGCTATGAAATACATATATGTATGTGCACAATGTGATAAAATGTGGAAAACAAATGATTCAAAATAATAAGGTATAACAGTATAAATTAATAAAGTAAATTAATAAAGTAAATTAATAAAGTATAAAATTGAAATAAATAAAGTTTTTTATTAATATATAAATAATAAGATATAATAATATGAATATGTCTGATTTAGAGGAAGTATCAAATGCGGAATTGATAAGTAAAATGAGTGTTAATTCAATTACTTTTACAAATAATCATTACGGTGGCGCAGATAATGAAGAAAACGACGATGATGATGATATAGAAGAAGTGGATGATGATGTAGAAGAAGTTGATGATGATAAAAATATGGATAATTCTAATGAGGTTGAAGGCATTAGTGACGTTGACTATATTAGCGACGATGACGATGTCATCGATATTGAGTATGACGATGATGGAAATCTTATTGAAACAACTGATAATGTAAATGCAAATAAAAATAACAAAGGTAGTAATCCTATATTATCAACCGGTCGAAAACTATTAGAATCCGTTTATAATAATCCAGAAAGTGAAGAAGAAAACGACGAAGAAAGCGATCAAGACGATGATGCAAATTATTTACAAAAATTCGATAATAATATTCGTAATAATTTTCTTGAACATTTTCATCCTGAAAAAAAAATTCATAATTATGAAGAGGTTCGTAGTTTATCAAGAGTTATTAAAAATGAGAATGGACTTGTAACTAATGACTATTTGCATAAAACATTACCATTTTTAACTAAATATGAAATGACAAGAGTATTAGGACAGCGGGCAAAACAAATTAATTCAGGCGCAAAACCGTTCGTAAAAGTTCCAGAAAATGTCATTGACGGTTATTTAATTGCTAAAATGGAATTGGAAAATAAAAAAATCCCTTTTATTTTAAAACGACCATTGCCTGACGGTTCATGCGAATATTGGCGTGTAAGTGATTTAGAACTAATTTGAATAACCATATATAATAATTATATATCGTAAATGATAATAATAAAACAATATAAATATTTTTTTATTATTAGAATAATACACAATAGGTGGCGTTATAATGAATACTTCTCATTTAATAAAATGTGGATATGATATGTTCCGAAATCAAATTGTAAACATTACTTTGAAACAAAGTAATTTATGGAAAACCGGTTTTATTATTTTGAATAATAACATACATTTTTATAGATTAAACCCCTTGATTGAAACTAAATTGGAAATCATTAAAATTAATAATAGTTTTCTTCTTATGGCAAATAGTGGAATTATTTATGAAAATTCTAAACCTTTTTTATATGATACAGAATTAATTGTTGAAAATAATAAATCAATTAATAACTGTTTTGATTATGAATTTATTAAAATAAGTGAAATTAAAGAATTAAATAATTTTCGCTGTTTAAATTAAATTCTTATTCGATTTTTTAAAATAAAAATATAAAATATAAAATATAAACATAATAATTTATAAAATTGATTTAACCATAAATTATTGTAGTTTAGCGTATAAATATAAATACTATATACCATATAAAATACAATGGCGTCAACTATTCATAATAATTTAAATAAAACAAAAAAGATTAAAAAAACGAATATAGATAAAAAATCATTATGGGAAAAGTTTGATAATGATTTTATGAATGATAATTGTAATAACGACAACAATATTGAATGCGTTTTTACTAAAAGAGAAGAAAAAGATACATGTGATTGTTGTGAATATCCTTTATTTCTAAGCGATGAAGGGTTTCTTACATGCACGAATAGGACTTGTGGTGTTATTTACAAAGTTGTGGATCAAAGTCCTGAATGGCGATTTTATGGTGCTGACGATAATGGATCAGATGATCCAACGCGTTGTGGTATGCCAATTAATCCTTTATTAGAACAATCGTCATATGGTTGTAAAGTAATGTGTCCTTCTAAATCTAGTTATGAAATGCGGAAAATTCGGAGATATACTGAATGGCAATCAATGCCCTATAATGAGAAAATGCGATATGACGAAGGACAGAGAATTTCAATTTTAGCAGATCAGGGCGGTATTCCTAAAATAATTATCGATGAAGCAATGCGACTACACAAACGATTATCTGAAGCAAAATCATTTCGTGGTTTAAATCGTGATGGTATTATTGCTGCAACTATTTATGTCTCTGCGATGATTAATAAGAATCCACGAACTGCCAAAGAAATTGCAACAATTTTTAAATTAGATACAACAAGCGCAACAAAAGGATGCCGCAACGCAGTGACTATTTTAAATGAACTTGAACATGAGATGGATAATACCGAGAAAATAAATTTATGTAAAACTACACCATTAACATTTATTGATAGGTATTGTAGTCAGTTAAATATTAATGCAGAATTAACAAAATTATGTAAATTCATTTCACATAAAATCCAGAAAAATAATATGATTCCTGAAAATACACCGAATTCAATTGCTTCTGGTATTTTATATTTTGTGGCTCAAAAATGTAATTTAAATGTAACTAAACGCAGTGTTCATAAAGTAAGCGATGTAAGTGAAGTAACCATTAATAAATGTTTTAAAAAATTAGAAGAATTACAAGATCAAATTATCCCACAAATTGTATTAAATAAATATAATAGACTATTATAAAATATAATACATAAAAATATAATACATAAAAATATTTTACACTAAATATTAAACCGACTAAAAAGAATAATGAGAGAATTATTATTTAATAAGAAATATTATTTAATAAGAATTATTTAATAATAATATAATATGAATAGAGTCGCGCAATTAAAAGAAATACAGAAAGAAGCATTAGAATTATTCACAAAGAAAAATACAGATTATGGTGACGCATTTGCTAAATTTGGGGTAATTGGAGTATTAATGCGTATTGAAGATAAAATACAAAGGTCATTATCAATTACAAAAAATGGAGTAAATTTAATAAAAGATGAAGGACTAAAAGATACATTAATTGATCTTCATAATTATTCAGCAATGGCATTAATGTTATTAAATGAAAATGAAACCAAAGAATTTAAAAAATAAATTATATATATTATACATATACAATGGACGTTTCTTATAATAAAATATATAATCAGAATAATATAGATGATGAAATTATTTGTTTAATTTGCCTTCAAGAAACAATTATAGAAATTCAAGACAAAAATATACTTAATCAAAATACAATTATGGTTAATTCTATTCCTTTTTTAACAAAATCGTGTGTCTGCGATTATCACGTTCATTATAAATGTATTGAAAAATGGATGAAAATTAATTCTATATGTCCTATTTGTAGGAAACCTATTTCAAATATTTTAACAATTAAGTCACAAGATACGATTATTATACCCGACGAAGAAACAATTATTATACCATATAATGAAAATACATATATTCTTCCTCATGGTAATACAAATAATGAACATTATAAAAAATGCGTTCGTATAATTATGACGGTAATTTGCATTATGATGGGTTTAATCATATTAAATCGATGGTTATAATGATATTAAATCGATGATTTTTTTATATATTTACATTATAATGTTAAAACATTATTTATTATTCTTAAATAATACTCCAATTATTATGATTAAATGGTGCTACTTCTATTTCATTTAATTTTCCGCGCCAATAATCAACCTTTTTATCAAAATTAATTTCTTTCATCGTTCTTGGATATAATGGTGCGTTTTCCATAGTTTGCATTTCTTGTTGCGTTATTTTCGGTTTATAACCATAACAATTTACGCCAAATTGAACATTAGGGTTATCTATATATCCACCATTTATGCCCGGTCTTCCGCAATCATGTTCATGTCCTTCAACTGATTGTAATTTTTCCCATTTATCATATTGCGTCGGATAAAGCGCCATTTGTCCATCCGACCATCCAAAACCGCACCAATCAGCACCCTCATTATATGATTCATCAATTTCTTTATAAGTTGCTAAACGACTACCATAAGCGTTGCAAATCGCTTTTGAATCTTCATAATTGTATTTATTATTTGGAATATGAAATACTTGTTTTTTATTTGTTATTTCAGGCACTTGCATAGGTATAGGCATGAATGAACCGGTTCCGATTGAGTTGTCAATAACAATATCAACCTCTGGTCTCATTGAAAACAAATTTTTTAAAGTCGCACTAATGTTTGTAGTAAAAATATAAGACATTCCATTTAATAAAATTAGAGCAATAAATATACCCCATAAGATTATTTCTAAATAAGCAATGCCCGTCCCTGAACTTTCGCCAACTGCGGATGTTCCTGATTCTCCTAAAGACGCAAATATTCCATAATACACAATTATAACTATAATTACTACAAGTAAAACATATGGATTACTTCCTATATTATTCAAATAATTTTGAGAGTAAGGAATTCCCATATTAAAATTTACATTATTATCGTTATAATAATTAGCGTCCATTATATATATAATTTTATTTATATTTTTATAAATTTATAAAAATATAAATTGTTTTATAATTTTATAAATTGAACCTCGTATTAAATACTTATTCAACTTCTTTTCCTATAAAATAAGCAATAATTCTGCTGTGTAATTATTTTATTATTAGGCATTTCTTTTACATGTGTATCATTAAAAAAATACCATTTTCCATTTGCGTTTTTAACAAAAGCAGTATAATGTCCGCCCTGAACGCCTCCATGATGATTACAAACACCATATAAATCATAAAGATATGATTCTTTGTTATAGCCTTTCACATATTTTGTAAAATCCACATTTTCTAATGGTGTTTGAACAATATTATTATTTTTTTTTGTATACCCGTTCCACCGTTTCAAATCAATAATAAGAATTTCTGGCAAACTCCAGAATATAATACCTCTTTTCACGCTTTCTTTGGAATTGGTTTTATCATTAAACCATTTATTATCCCCTTCTAATAATTCTTTTTCACAATATAAATCAAAACAATCATAAATTGTAATATTTTCCTTATTAGGCGGTAGTGAAAGACTTAATACTGAAAATGGTTCTGGTCTTAAACTCAATGATTCGCCCGTCTCTAAATGATAAATCTCAGAAACATGAATTCCATAAAAAATACCTAATAATTCTGAATATTCTTTTTTATACATATCTTTAATCATTGAATAACATGTTTTCGCCAAATCGTCTGTTTGATTTTTAGACACTCCACTGATAGACATCTCAACTTCTCTTGCCAATGAATTATGTAAACAATCAATAATGAATAACAAAAATTCTTGTATATCATTTTGCTCATTACCTGTAAATAAATGCCGTTTTTTTATTGTTGCTACTTTTCTTATCGCATTCACAAATCCGTGAGGAGCAACCGTACAATTATTATTCCACATAATTTCTCTTAATTTATCCCATTCCAATACTATAACTGAATCAGGTATTTTATTTAATTTTTTTTTATATTCTCCATCTTTTAAAAAAAAATTTAATTCATATGTATGTGATATAATTTGCATACACGAATTTAAATAACAACTATTGCCAACATTTACTAATCCTGTTATTCCTTTATCTTCATATTCTTTGATAAATATATTTTTTTCAATTTTGGATTTTATATTATTATTCATGCTTTCACTGATTTTACTGATTTTTAATGATTAAAAATATATTAATTACTATAGTTAGTATTTAATATTTAAACCATTCTATAATTATACTTATTTCATTATTTTTTTCCAAAGAATGAATCAATGCTTTTATTGCCACTTTTAATATTATCTGTTTGTCTCAAATATTTATCAAATAGTAATGCTTTTACTTCCTTATTTCTCAAAGCATCTTCTTTTTTCTTTCGCTGTTCTAAATCAGTATATTCATTATGTAATTTTTCTAAATCATTTTTCCACGTTCTCAAAGTATGTCCTTTTTTTTTCTTAAAATCATTTATTTTTTCTAAAACCAATGAAAATAATTGTTGTAATGGTTTCATTATTTGATTGGTAATGTAGAATGAATAATTGATTTTTATATTATTTTCAATAATGTAATTCGGTGTTTCTATTCTTTCTCCTTGTAATGCTTTTTTATCTGGATTTTCAATATACACAAATGCGATGCGATCACCAATGCTGGGTTTATTCCCTGAATCGCGCGCACCGATACGGTCTGCTAATACCTTATGTGCAATTTGTGCAGGATTCTTATATCCAGACCTTAATGATTTTGTAATAATCAATTTATCCATACCATATGTTTCATCTACCATATTTTGTAAACATTTTTTTAAAAATTCTACTGCTTTCTCAACATTCTTTTCTTTCATTAAAATATCAATAATTCCACCATAAATATCTTTTACAATCGGTGCATTATCACGACGTTTTAATACAATCCCCATAGATTTTCGTTTACATTTATGTGGGTCGGTTTCGTATAACATACCAACATACCGTTTTTTTGATAATAAACAAAATGGTAAGAATGTTTTTTCATATTCTAGTTTATGAGGTTCTTTTAAAAATTTTGTAGCAGTTTCTTCAATTTTTTGCGCCAATTCTATTGTAATCTCTAATGCTTTTTGACCTATAATTGATACTCCATCTAATTCTTTTAAATTAAACTTAAAGAATACTGAATCAGTATCACCATAAACATATTCTGCGTTTGTTCTTACCTTTCCATAATTGGTTGTATCCATTATTTGATTATCATATGCTTCCTCGATTACACGTTTTGCATATGTCAACATTTTACGACCAATCGCAGTAGTAGATGCCGCGCAATCTTTTTCATAAAATGAACTTGTTTTTGCACCGGTCTGTCCATACAAAGAATTTGCAGTTACTTTAATACTTAATTGGCGTTTATCTAAAATATTTTTCATAAATTCATCATTTTGCAATGGAATTAATTTCCGAGTTGATTTTCGTGCTGCTAACAATTCTTTAAGAATCGCAGGCATGATTGCTTTATCATCATTGGGGTATTGCGCATACCTACATATTTTATGCCCAATTTTTATTTTTTCCATTCCTGCCTTTGGATTATTATTTTTTCTTTGCCATTTATAAGTGTTATATTCAATATCTACATATGTATACCCTTCTAAATTATCGTATATATAATTCCCCTTTTCGTCTTTTTCGCCCGTCTCATTAATTAATTTTCCATCAATATCAAACTCTTTTGTTAGTACTTTGCTATCATGCGAAATATTCTCGCTTATCATAGAAGCAGGATAAAGCGAACCATAATCTAAACAAGCAACTGGATCATCTAAATATAAATCACATTTTGGTTCTAATACACATGCGCCTTCATAACCTTCATCCGCATCACCTTTATCAAGCACCGGCATAAGAACCCCTTTATCCCGACATTTTTGAGCAATATAACTTGTTAATTTAATACTTTGACCGCGCATAACAAGGAAATCAATCGGCACGCTACAAAGTGAAGACATTTCTACATAACTAGTCATAACGTCGATTTTCCTCATTAAATGATGAACTAAATTACAATCTTGAATACAATATTTCGCAATAATCGCTCTTTCAGCAGGACCTTCATTCGTCATTCTAAAAATATCTTGCGGAGTTACATCATCTTTTGCTAACCCCCATCTGACTTTCTTTTTCATATCTGGTTGTTCATGACCTTGAATCATAAAACTCCCTTCGATGATATTAATAACACTCACTTCAAATTTTTGTCCATTTTTATAAGAATCAACAGAATGCGCCTCTTCTTCAAAATTTATAAAATTTCCATTTTCTAATCCTGATAGATTTTTACTATATATTTTGGTTTTTTTATTATCATTATTATCATTATTATCATTATTATCATGTTCTATTTTTGTAACATAATCGCCAATAAAATATCCAGAAACATAATCTAATTTATATTGGGTTAATTGATAGTCCCGTCTTAAATAATTATATAAATCTATTTGTAATCGTCCAGTCATTTTAACGAATTTTAGATCATGTTGACCACTCGCAATAACTAATGTATTCTCTTCTAATCCTTCTTTTCCAGTTCGCCAATTACGATTTAAACAGACTTCACGGTTATTTCGTGATAATTCTAAAAAACTCCGTTCACAACCTAATTCTTTAGCGCGGAGATACATAAATTGATAATCAAATCCAAAAATATTATACCCAATAATAACATCTGGGTCTTCTTCTTGAATTAATTTTGTCCAAGCTAATAAGACCTTTTTTTCACTAGTATAACTTTCAATCTTCGCATTTTCAACATCATTACATGTACCTAAAGCAATACAATGATTTAAATAAGGTCTCTTATCCCCATACTTTAAAAATGTAGAACCAATAAAGGTTACAATATCACCTTTTAATCCAGGAAAAACATTTGTTAATGTTCTAGTAAGTTCAAGAACTTGTGTTTCCCGCATTACTTCTTTATCCATTAACAAATCTATTATTGTTCCTTTTTTTTTATATAATTTTATTTTCGGTTTAAACATCTGCCACATTTTTGGTTCTTCGCTACATGGTTCATTTTTGTCTCCGTCTCCATTATCTCCATTATCTCCATTATCTCCATTATCTCCATTATCTCCATTATCTCCATTATCTCCATTATCTCCATTTTCTTCATCTATATTATGCAATCCAATATCATCATTCATAGTATCATCATCATTCAGTGTTTTATATGTTGCAGGTGATAATGATACCCATTTTGTAAATAAACTTTCAATTAATTCTTTTTTTACACTGATTTTTGGATATACTAAATCAACTCCATCAATATTATCTCGAAATCCGAACGCACACATGATAATTGCTCTTAAATAATCATTGGTTTTACAACTATCTCCCCATAAATCCACAATATTCGTTGCTAATTTTTTGTAATTTTTAATAGCCAACGGAAAATCACCATGACTACTACTTGCTTCAATATCAAAACTACAAATTTTATAAGGAACAATTGTTTCTTTTTTTGGAAGAGCAATTATATTTTTATAATTAATTGTAAATTCATATGTGCACGAAGTAGTATGATTTTGATGTTTTAATGTTTTTGACCTCGGTAACGCGATCCAACCTGATGGACTCATCTCTTTTATATGAAATAATCTTAATAATGGCGGAATTTGCGCCTCATATAATATTGTCTCTGTATTTTCATAAGAATATCCCGATGGATGTAATATTCTTTTATAATCACACTTTCCTGAACTTACTACTAAATACCATAATGATTTTGCTTTTTTCATTGCTGCCTCGTTTTTAAATTTAATCAATACAAAAGAGTGTTGTTTATTATTATCAAATCCATATAACTTTTTTCGTTTAATAAGTTTTGATTCAGTAATACAATTTTCATACATTTTACCTAAATCCTTTTTAATTTGAAGAATAAACCCAATTTTATCTTTCTCTTTCCATGTATCACCTACCTTCGCATAAAAGAAGGGCGAAAACCCTTCTACATAGATAGAAGCGGTTTGTCCCTTTTCATTTATTGCAAACATTTGTACTAAAAATTCCTTTTTTATTGTTTTTATAAACTCTAACCCACTATTATCATGTTTATCATCTTCATTTTCTAATGAATCTGTATCATTTTGATTAATAACCGAATCATGCGGATTAAATGTCAATAATTTGAATGTATCGTCCATTTTATATTTTTTCTATTTGTGTTATATGTATAATTC